GCCCTCGCTCATCCTCTTGCGGACGATCCGGCAGCGCGTTGCACACCCACGTCAGTTTCTTTTCGTCTTTCTTCGGATACAACCCGCCGACCAACGCCTCATCGTGCCCCAGCATCCGTTCGATGTGTTCTGCCACCTGAGGATCTAGGATGTCCACGTCGATGAACATCAGGTGCGTGCAATCGCCCTTCAGGAAATCGGCGGCGGCAGAGTTTCTGGCCAGCACAATGTACGGATCAGTGTATGTCCATAGCGCCATGTCGAACTGTCGTTTGGCGAACAGATTCATTAACGTCGGCACGAACATGGTCTGCATCATTCCGTGCGTCGTGGTTAGTGCCACGAACACTTTGGGTTTTGTCATTTAACCCACTTCCGTAACTATTATCGTTTCCGTTACAACCTCGACTTGACGTTGAAGTACATATTCTCCAACGCGCAACCGTTTGCCTTGTTCTTCGACCGTGATGTCTTTCAAGTCTCTACTGACTGAAAGAAATTCGTTGGCTTTGTCGCCTTCGTTTTCGATGTGAATGTAGAGCGTTTTTGGTAGTTTTGGTTTTGCCATGCCTATTGAGACAGCAAATCCTACCGCGCGTTCAATCTTTTATGACGCGGGCGCTAACGCCTGCTGCGGTGCCTGTGTCGGAGCGAATGTCTGCGTGCTCAACGAGCGCCCGATTTGAGGGTTCTCGGTGAATTGTTGCACCTGCGCCATGTACGCTTGCACACGGTTCTGCAACATCTTTTGGCTGATCGGTTTTTGCGCCAGTTCCGCCATGAACTGCGGTTGCTGCATGATCTGTTGCAACACCTGAAGCCGAAACTGCGCGTTCGCCATCAAGTTTTGCACCGGCTCAATCCCCGACATGATCTGGCTGACTGCGTTATACTCGTCAGATCGTTCCCGCTCCATAGCCTGCGGACTCATCTCGTCCTGCGCCAGCGCGTCGGCCAAGTCGGGATCGGCAAGTTGCGCTGCCGCTTTGAACACGACGCCACCCGCTTGCTTGAACGGCAGCAGCTTTGCGAGCATATCCAGCTTCTGACCTGCTCGATCAATATCGATGTTGTTGATGTCCACCGCGGAGCTCACCTCGTATTGCCCCTGAATATCTTGCGCCGACATTTTAATGCTGCCGCTGCCGGCGACACGTTGAACGTCCTCGTCGGTCTCGTATTGCTGCATCAACTGCAACGTCTGTTCCAATGCCAGTTCAAATTCGGCGTTCGTTTCCTCGGTCAACCGCTGCCGCCTCAACGCCACTATGTTAGGGTCAACAGCGCCGCCAGTGATCGCATACCGTCGGTCCAACCGTTCCTGAACCATCTGCATCACGATAACCGGCGTCTGATCCATTGGCGGTAACGGCGGGAACACCACTGACTCCGGCCGCATCGACGTCATCACCGCACGCGGCCCGTAGTTCTGCGCAGTCGCCTGCGCCCTGAGTGTCGGCATAATCATCGGAGGTTGATGAATGAGTTCAGTGCGATCGTTTAACCCGTCCTGCTGCCGCTTGATGTCGAGTTCGTCCGTGTACGCTTCCTCAGCGATCCCGATGGATTGCAGGAGAGGGCGATACACGTAGTTCCGGCGAAGCGCGATCAACGGGATCTGGCCGTGGTCGTACTCGAATTTCCTGTGCAACGCGCACAAGTCGGGACTCACCGGATCATTGGACACCGCTTCATTGAACACGGTGCGATACAAACACGGAGTGTCGTTGTGCGACAACCGCCAACTGAGCATGTGATTGAGCTCGTACAGATCGCGGTTGCTACCCAAGTAAATGTCGGGCCTCATCGTCCACCACGACGCGAACACGCCTTTGTGCTCCAACACCTGAGTAACAAAGTCAGGGTCGTACCCGTCGGTCACGATTCGGTCGGTCAACTCGGTTTCGCTGACCAATTCACGTTCGCACGTGAACCGGGTCTGTTGAATGTCGCAGGTCTCAGACGGGAACAGTACGTCGATGATCGGCCGGCGCGCTGTCCACTTCGGTTTGTTTATCCGAAGCGATGCCACCGGAAGCTGCGACTGACCGGATTCGCGTAGTTCCTTCAAGACCGTTCGTGCCTCATCAGTCGGCAGCACCGGCGACATTTGTTGCAACACTGGTATCAATTCTTTGTCGTACGTCTTGTCAGGATCCAGAATCTTGTCCATCACGTCTGATAACCCCAACGCCTGTGTGATCTGCGCGATCATGTCCATCGTGATCGGTACGTAGGCCAGTTCCCGCATCTGTTCCCATTCGACTTTGATAAACGAGAGTCCGCCGCCGAACCGCCACAGCAACGCCATCGGCAGTTCACGGATCAGTTCACGTTTCATCTGCGTGCCAACGCGCCAATCCAACATGCGCTGCGTAATGTTGACCTCGCGACCGCTGGCAAACGGTCTGATGCTTTTTGCCTGTTTTTTCGATGACCAGAACGCGGATAGACACAGCGTAACGTGTTCCTGGATGATCGTGGACACGATGCGCAACCGTGAATCGCTGCAACCGTCCCACGGGAACACGCGTTCCTTGCTGCCTTCGGGCATCCATTTGCGGCCGTCCACGGTCTGATTTTGCCATTCACAAAGCCACCAGCTACGCGCCTGCTCCATGCGCCGCGAATACAATCCAGAATCGGTAGCCGCTTGCTGAACTTCGTTGATGATCTTGGAAAGATCAGGCTTTTTCACGCCGCTCTGCTCTAACGTCTGGTCGTCGTTCATCAGAATGAAGGCTGCGTTTCGGGTGGAAGTAGTCCTAGCGCTCCCATGTTGCCACTCTGCGGTTGAGATTGCTGAGCGCGAGGGTCAACATACATATATGACGACGCCGATTTGCCTTGTTCGGATAGCCGACGCAATGCATCGATGAACGATTGAATTTCCGTATCGGTCTTAGGCGGCTGAATCGTTTGCGACTGATCATTTACATCGAACGGTTTCGCCTGCTGTGACGACGCCGGCTGTCCGCGATCGGTCATTACGTTTGGCACGTGCGAGGCTTGTGATTCGAACCCTTGTCCTGTGCGCTGCAACCCTTGTCCGAGCGTGCCCCAGTTGAATTGCGACGGTTGCGATGTGCTTCCTGATGATGATCCGCCACCCACGGATTCACCTTGTATCACGCGACCTCAGTGCGCGCAATGCTTTTTCATTCGTGATCGGTTGGATGACCACGGCATCCGTGTTTCTCATCGAAGTTATCACAACTTCCTATCGGGATGAACTCTTTGCCATCCCTTAATAGGTCGCACAGTGATTCAAACGCCTCGTCACGCGACATAGGACGTCCGTCATCGTGAGTGAATCCACTGAATGATTTGTTCCTTATGGCACCTCGAACATCCAGCCGCATGTGATATTTAGTCCATTTCATCTTGGTATCCCGCCCCCAATAAATCTGTTCTGTTCTTCCCCGCAATAATTGACACTCGTCAGGAACAATCCGCGCACGCAATCCACTGGATCTTTGCACGCACCCTTTTGACCATCCTTGCCGGTCCAGTTTTGCAACGCGTAAATCACGTTTGGACACGTCTCGACAATCTGTAGCTGCGGCTCGTTCAACCGACCAAGCTCCGCGCTCCACTTACCCAACGGCGTTTCAACGTCATACGCCAGACCTGAGTTGATGAGGTCAATGCTGCCGTCGTTTATCTCTGTACCGATGATGCGACCTTTGCCCGGCACCATCGTCTGAAATTCCATGCCGACTTCAGCGATCTGTTCAATCAACGACGTCACCGCTGTCGCGCCGATGCGCGGACTCGTGGCGTACCTACTATCTATATAGCGCGCAATGATGTTCTCGCCGCCTTCCTGATGTTCGATCTCGTCCTTGTACCGCTCCAAGCTGAAGCCTTTGCTATCCTGCGCCGGACCTTTCACGCCGTCGGCCGCAGCGCCAGTCAACGCCCACGGACCCGGCATACCTATACCCTGAATGTACGCTTTGGTGTGCCCGTGACTCGGGAACTCTCGGTAAATGATCCACTTGTTCGGACTGGGACACAGCACGTGAATCCAAAACCACATCCGGCCATCGCACGGATCGACCAGATGATACCGCTCCGCTTTCGGAAACTGCTTTAGCACCGCCGCGAATTGCGCCGTTGTAATCACGTGCGCCGCCCTATTAAACATCGGGAACGCCGCGCTGTGACTCTTGGAGCACACGCCGTACGCGCGGATCAGTATTTCTTCGCGACCCTTGTTCTTTAGTTCCTGACGTAACGCGGGATAATTCCCGTAGGGATTGTCTGAAGTATGAAAGTATATGATGCGCGCCATCGGGTCTTGGCATTGCGCAACCCGCGGCACCATCTCGTACCCGATCTGTTTTCCGTCCTCATCGAACTTCGGTAACAACGGTGCTTCCACCTCTTTAATGACCTGCGACCCCTCATGGAAATAACCTATCGTTTCGTTCCACCCCAACTCAGGCGTGAACGTCACCAAGAATATCCCGTTGCGATTGGTCAACCGGAAGATGCACGTTTTTACCCACACCAGCGGGATCAGTTCGTCCGCCCAGATCCCGTCGAGCTCGGGCCCAGGCAAATTGCTGATGTCCATGCTGTAGAACTTGAAATCAACTTCGCTCCGGTTCGGGCACACGTAGCGGTTCTTCGGGTATCCGTCACTCAGGTTGTAGCTGAGATCCGTGATCTTGTTCCGCGGCAGGTTCTTCCACTCAGGCGGCATCTGTTCGTGCAACAACCGCATCTGATTCGTGCGACTCATCGCTTCAGTCGAATCACAACACCACCAGTGACGCCCAGGTTTCTCCGCGCAATCGCGGTTCACAAAGTTCGCGCCGAAGCGCGTTTTGCTGCTCCTGTTGCCGCCCCACAGAATGATTTTGATTACGCCGGCAGGATATTGCTGCCGCAAATCCTTGATGTTGTCACGCACCGCGCGCCAGATGTGCGGCTCATATCCGCAGCGCAATGGGTCCAGTTCGCTCTTTACGATCTCGCTTTTGCGGTTGCGCAGATATAATAGAGCGTCATCAACCCCGACGCGTTCAACCACGTTCGGAGGAATGGGCCAAGCAAGGTGCGTCGGCCTGAACTCCAACAGCGACGTGAGTTCTTCGGTCACGGCTTCATCACTTTGAGTTGCGTCTGCTCGCTCCGTAACCGCCGCCGCAGATCCCGCAGGTAATCCTCATCCCGGCAATCCTGGCGTTCCCACATCTGTATCAGTCCCTCATACATCGCTATCCTGCTTTCCTTGCGCTCGACAGCCGCCGTGTGTTTCTCCTTCAAATCCCGCGTCAACGCCCAGCCGTCGTTTATCGTGCGCTTCATAGCACAACCAATAACGCCAGCAAGGCCACGACACCCATAGCAAACACGAACACCACCACGAACGCCAGTATCACGCTCTCCACCGTAACCCTAACCCGGTCATTTGATGTCATTACAATAGTTTCACAAATACCCACCTTGGATAATTGGCATTAACTTTGTTGGTTGATTCGTGATTACAGGATGACCCTGCTTCGAGTTAAGAACGATGGTTTCTAGCGTCGTGAAACGGTGCCCCTTTAAACATTCCCTTCGTCGCCTGATTCCGCTTAACGCCGATCTGCTATCTATCACCGCCCTAAGTTTTCCACCGCACTCAGGACATAGAAACAGTTTTCGATTTCGTCTGTTCATTACCAATGAGACTACTTCCACGCGCCGCCGTTCAAAAAAATCCGCTCAACGAAATTCCCGATGTCGCGTCCTCAGGCGTTTCCCAAACTGGTTTAGGCCCACTGTAATTTCCTCGCCGCATCCAATGCGGTCCAGCCAGTTTACTCGATGCCCTGCTCTTATTGGCTTTTAATGTTCGCT